TGTTCGTCAATGAAGTTGTCTAATGTTCGTGCTAATTGATTAACATAAGCCGCGCTATACTCCAAGGGAGCAATAGGAATTATTTGTCGGATGATCTTCCTGGTCATCTACGACCATCGGGGCGCATTTCAAGTCTTGGTGCTCCCAATCTCCATTTAACTCCTGTTGTATCACTAGATACTTTCAAGCTCATCTGCCTTCCACGTAGTCTCATAAACAATTGTTTAGTGTAATTATCTGTGCCAGATACCACAGATGTTCTAATAACATCGCCACTATCTGATCCTTGCCCTGCCGCACTACCGTTGTAGTTACGTGCAGCCATAGTAAATTCTACTTCTGGTGCCGCAGCTGTTGACTGGCTAAAGTTTAAATCTGGTATAACCTTGTTGATCAACATGAAGTGATCGCCGTCGCCTATGTCAAAGTCTGATGACTGAACGTATGCATCTACTGGAGATGCGGGGCTTGTGCTTCCATCATCCAAACCATTCTCCTGGTTGTACAAATAACTGTCTACACCTGTTGCTTGAGGGAATGAACGTTGCCCTGCCGCTCTATCATTCCATGCGGTACGGGCTAGTTTACCATACACCCACGTTTGCTCGAGGTAGTTATACACAACGTAACTGTCGATCTCATCGCTAGAAGCAGAGCAATAGTACCACCAAACCTCACTTTGGCTAGCCAGACTGCCTGCGTGGAACTTAAACGATTGGTTTCTGTTGAGATCATCAAACACATACTGGCGTACAGTACATGGGATAGGTTGAATACGACCATCGTACATATAGAAGTTCTCTTGACCCATCCAGTAAACGATGTCGTTGACACTGATTGCAGTGTTAGGTCCGGCAATTCTAATGTTGTCACCCAACATAGCTGTACCAAATGTGTATGGTGGTCCTAGGAACTGTAAGCTATGCAGCGTATGATCTGTCCAGATTAGGATCTGACGGCTAGTTCTAACTGCTGTTACAATCTCTGAACCTTGTGATAAACGTAAATCACCGGCTGTGTTCGTAGCTGTAGGTGTCCAATCAGTTAAACTCTCTTGGCTTGACCAACGGATCAACAACGGATCTTGCGCTGTTTCTCCTAATGGGTTGGCTCCAAAGCAGATAACGTGTCGGTCAGTCTCTGATACCAGAACCTTACGCGCTACAGTAGGAACATTGGAAGCACCGGCTAACGAAGTTAGAGCAACGGCTCTTGTGTTTGTTGTGCCTGTAGCGTCCCAGTAAAATATCTGTCCGTCTGCAATATTCATAAGTAAGTCTTCACCAAAGTCATCTGCGAACCAAAGTCGTAACGTATTACCGGCTAACGAACCTGCACCAGAGCCCCAGGTAAAACGACCCCAGGTTCCTGCACCCCACCCTGGACCAAGGATCGTGGTGTTTAGACCAATGTTAATTTGATATGCAGCTACAACGGAGGATCCACCGCCCGCTGTACTACCAGAAGACGCTGTTCCACCTGTGTTTACTTTGTAGGAATTAGCATTAACTACCTCTGTAACTACCTGTTCTTTGTTTAGGTTTGCCGTGGTTAATCCGTCAAAGGCTGTAGCACCAGAGAACGTAACGTATGAACCAAGAGTTACGCCATGCCCAGTGTCTGTAACGGTAATAACACCAGAACCTGCACCCCCAGATGTGTTAAGAGGGTTAGCTCCAAGGGTCACGGTTCGACGAATAGGCGTTATATCATAGAGTGCGCCTGAGTCTTCTAGGTATGCTTTCTTCTCTGTGCCTAGGAACAACAGGTTCTCTGAGGCTAGAGTTACAAAATCATGCATCGAGCGGCATGTTCCAAGGAACGCGGACGCCCCTACCTTGACCCAACCACCTATGCGCTCGACAAAGCCAGAGCGGAAACGTATCTTGTCTCCGTCATACCAACCACCCTCATTTGAGTAATTGGTTCCTTCGCGGTTAAGACCAGGTCGGAATACTAGCTTTGTTAAAGGCATATGTCATTACTCCGCATCTGCGATTGTTAAGGTTCCAGCTTCGACTTGCTTGAGTATTTCTGCGTAGTGACGATTGGCTGGGTCTAGTGGGACAAACATCTCTTGTCCGTCTATTGTTGCTTGGATGTCTATGTTAGCACCGTCCTCTGCAACATATTGTGCTGTTGTAATGTTCATATTCTTCTCCATGATTATAGCTCGGCATCAAACGTACAAGACCAGCCCCAAGCCCTATAGTTGCCGCCTGAACTTGAAACTCTAGATTGATAACTATTTTCACTTCTATTAACACTTACACCACTACAGTTTTCATAATTAACTGACCCCGTACTAACTGTTGCTGACGGGGTAGCTCGCATAGTTACTGGAAAAGTCCCTGTTGAGTTAAACGATAAAATTGACCCAGTAGATGCTTTTTTACCAGTAGAGCCATCATCATAACCACTTGGAAGAACCCAATAATACCTCTGACACTTCGCCAGTTCATCTCCGTATGACCGAGGGTGTTCGAATGGAGTTGCAGTGTCGCCGACCTCTAGTTGAAGTCCAGTGATTTGCCAGTAATTGCTTGTGGCAGAAGCTAGGTTTACTTGGCCTACTGCACGATTTCCAGCACTTGGAGATGACCAAGATGTATTCAACGTACCTGATGAGTAATTACTACCTGTGCCTAACCAGAAACTCAATGTAAGACCACCCGTGTTGTCTGATGTCATAGCACCAGAGTCTACGTTTAAAGTAATAGTCTTACGTTCCCAAGTGTTTGCATTATTTACAGTGTATGATGTTGATATTTGGTGATTTGTAGCCGATGCAGTGCCTCCAAGGTGTTCTAAAATGTACGTTCCAGTTACATTAGACTTTACATAGAAACTAACTGTATACGTGTTGCTTGTGTCTCCAAAACCCAAACTCTGTATATCCTGACCTTCAAGGTTAGTTTGGATTAACATTCTATTTGTAGATGCAGGAGACGCATCTGCTGTTGTGCATAGCATTTTTAAACTATGACCAAAACCAGAAGGTGCATCAGTGTCTTGGCTTTGCGTCCATGTACCAAGGCTCGAAATATAAGTAGTATAACGATCTACTGTTTTGTAAGAGTTTGTACTACTAAGACCTGTCTCTGACGTTGATCTTTGGGACACTTGCATTGAACCATTGGTCACTATATTACGACTCCCCAGTTGACCGAGGTTCGCGCCGTTGTTGTCAATTGTTGAAATCGCCATTTATTTATTCCTTATGGTTTTGTAGGCCACGTCACATCATCTAATGATGTTGCACTTGATGTAATGTCACGTAGTGCTTGTCTGTATGCAGTCTGTGCATCTGTCATCGTATGATCAGACCCTGCCCACCAATCAGTAACGGCAATCAAACGATCACGTTCTGCCCTGAGTGCCTTCATAGGTTCAGCCGCAATAAGTTCATCTTTCTTAGCTGATACTGCCGACCAAGTTGTACCCCAATCAGATGGGTCTTGGCTCTCAATAGCTGAACCATTTGCATCTGCGCCAGTTACTTTGGCGTACATGGTTGTAAACTCAGCTTCTGTTGTTGGTTCGCCACGGAGTACCCACTCTGTAACACCCAACTCTGATAATGCTGTTGATATTGTTGTCATTTTATTTGGCCTCCTTTAGCCGTTATTTTTGTATTTCGTACACTACAAATGAAGATACAGATTGAAAGTATGCAGATGAATTAGAGTCAGATTGACCTCTATTAATAGCTCCACCATTGTAACAACTTGCTTGTATCAGCCATGTTATAGGAGTTGTTGTATCGGGGGCAGATGTATTGTCTACATACTCACCACTCACATAGAAGGCTTGGTAAGAGTTTGAACCCGTAGTGTCTCCAGATTTGTATGGGTTTACATGGGCTGTTGTTGCTTGTCTACTTTCAACCCCTGACGCTATATAGTCACTTTGGATATTGCTATCACGCAGTATGCGAAAGCCCATAGAAAAATAGTTACAAGAAATAGAGAGAGATGGTTTTAGTATAAATATACTGTTTGTTGATTTAGGTGTAAGTGTTACACTTAGGTTTGTAACATTAGTATAATTATAAGTGCCTATACTCATGTGACCTGTAAAAAGTCCATTATCAACCTGTAAAACATTACCTGATGTATTAATCCCTAAGTCAGCCGCCGTTGGTGTACCACCATTGGCTTTCTGTAGAGTATCGACTTTTAGTATACTGGTCATTGTGCGATCTCCATTAAAGCTATTGAACCATTTGTATTTCCATATCCTACATAAATGTCACATGTCCCAGCACTTACCTTCATTTGAGTCTTATATGTAGTTGCATTTGTTGTAGCTGGAGAGTCTAAGATAGTCAGATTATTTCCAAATGCTGTAATCTGAAACGCATTATTTTCGGTTAAGTCAAAAGCAGAGCCTCCTTCTATGAGTTGAGTAGTACCACGACATATATTCCAATACCCCTCTCTGCTAGAGTTTGTTGACGTGCTAAACGACATAGGTTGTCCAACAATAACCAAAACTTTACTGTTTGAATATTTAGGTGTAATTGTAGCAGTTAATCCAGTATTTACATATGACGTTCCACCAGTGCTAACTTGACCAGTTGAAATGTTATGAACTACTTGCACCACATGCCCTGCAATTTGCACACCATTGCCACTGGTCTTCTCAACGACGCTATCGACTTTTAATGTACTCATTGCGCGATCTCCTGTATTATTAAAGACGATGAAGTTCTTTGATACTCCGCAGTATCAGCATCACTTCCACTGCGGTTAAGGTAAGCCGTTAAATTACCTGTTCCTCGTACAGCAAATTGTAATGTGTAGGTTACTGCTGAAGTAGTATTAGGTGTGTCTGTTACCTGTAGTGGTATATTAAGCATAGTGTTACCATCTTGGTTATTAGTACCACGCCCACTTCCTGCTCTAATTTTACTACCACTTGCATTACCAATACCTATTGGTGTGGAATCTCTTATCATCCGTACAATAGTAGATCCATCTGCACCATTACTTGAACCCGTACTTGCTACTGCACTCACAATTATTTTTGATGAAGCACTTTTTGGAGTTATAGTTATTGATAAACTTGAATTTGCAAAAGAATTGTCAGATGCTTTAGTGGTAGTAGATTCAGTTATAACAGAAACATCTGTTAAAGTTTGTATAACATGCCCCGGTGCATAAAGTGTTTGACCACTTGGTATTATCACCTTGTTCGCATTAGACCCAGATGTTGGTCCTATTAAGTTTTCAACTTGTAATGTACTCATCTATATCACCGTTAAGTTTCCATTGACCGTTAGGGTTACACCAGATGCTACAGCCAAAGGCCCTGCCGCACTAGCGTTTTCGTCTGCGTCAATTGTTGTGTCCGTACTAAGCGTTTGATCGTTAATTCTAAATATAGCAGTTTCAATCTTAGTTGTCGTGCTTAAAAACTTAGGTGCTATAACGTTCCCCCCGAACGATCCACCGTTAGATGCGCTTACCGTGTCTGCTATAGAACTAATGTCATACGCTACAATCTCCACAATGTCAGAAGCCGCGGCTCCCGATCCAAGGACCACGGACGTTTTAGTTGTGGCCGCGTAATCCGTTACGGGGACGAGAAGCGTTCCGTTTAAGAATACATCGACATATGTTGCGTCTGCGTAGGCGAGTGTTAGCCCGTTACTGTCAGCACCGCTAAAGGACGTCTGACCACCCGTAGCAGAATAGATGAAGCGGTTTCGTACACCTACTCCCGGTTGTCGTCCTTGATATGCCATTTGTTTATCCTTTATTATTCATTGTTGTCTTTGACCCAAAGCTATGCAGTGGGCTATTATACATGATAAGAAGCTGTAATTTGAACCTCACCACCATTGCTTATATTTAAAACATCAACACCACCCCAAGAGGCGTTATTTCTAAGGTGTCGTATAGCTATAGTGGCAATCCCTCCATCTATACCTGCTGTAACTTGATATACATCAGGCTTTGGTAATCCTGATGTAGTACCTAGACTAGCACCGGCCCTATATTGATTACTATCACTAAGAGGAGTGAAAGGTAGATTTTGCACAGTTAAACCCCCACTACCTGACCTAGAACTCCAACCAACTGTTAATGAAATAGTCACAACATTTCCAATTTTAGTATAGTAACCTTTCTGTTTAGAGTAAGTAAAACTACCATTCTGGAAAGACGGAGCAAAAGTACCCTCTTCGTAATCGTCTAACTTATTAGCCGACCCTGTACCGCCGAGGTATATTCCACCTGATAGGTAAGCGTCTTTGAAGCGACCATTTGTTCTGCCTATGTCTATTAAGCCATCACCATAATCATTATTTAATGGTCTATACGGCATTATAGCATTTACATTATGGGCGAAAGTTATACCTGTACCAGAATGCCCCATAAAAGGATATATTCCTTGAGTAACACCAATACTACCTACTTCAGAGCCGTTTTTGCGGAAACCTACGATAGAGCCATCACTTGTCATACGATTAAAGATTGCCGCATTACCGCCAGATTGCGCTGAAGATATAAGGCCATCACCCATAGCAATGGCATTGCCTGACGTTCTATCATATGGCGTTGCATCAGTATTACCGATTAAAACATTCTCTGAACTGTCCACAGTTATGGCGGTAGCATCAGCCGCGCTAGAGTTTACTCTATTTATTTGATCTGCGGTATCTCTTGCGCGACTCATGTTAGTCTCCTATATTTCTGCTGCATCCATAGCTGCCTGGTATGCAGTCTTCACTGCGTCTGACCAAACGGCATTGCATATTGCTTGTACTTCTGTTGACTCACTTGAGATGTCCGTGTCACCCCATGTATCACCTGATTTAGTTGAGCATTGTAAGACGTGACGATGGAATGATCTGCTGATCTCTGTACCATCTCTAGCTATCACTGTAGCT